CGAGCTTCAGACCCGTGCACCGTCCGGTGCACGGCCCACCTGCAAGAGAGACGTTTCATGTTCACCGATCCTCAGTCAATTACGATTGCGCCGGCCTCTGCTGTCTCGCTTCCGCGAGTCAGCTCTGGTGTCCGGTCTGGAGAGTTTTCCTCTGCAGACTCGGCCATCAATCTGTCGATCGCGCATGCCAATGGCAAGCGCGTTCGCAGGACCGCACGCATCGTGCACAAGAAGACTGCTCCCGACCCGCTGTTCCCTGCGTCGAACCTTCCGTACTCCATGACGTTTTATGTCGTGGCGGATGTTCCGACAACTGGGTACACGGTCGCCGAGCAGAAGGCCGTCATTGACGGCTTCCTCGCCAACCTTCAGGCGACTTCTGGTGCCAACATCACCAAGCTTCTTGGTGGTGAGAACTGACCACTCCTTGAGGGTATTTCCAAGGGAGTGCCAAGATCGCCTAGATGAGGAGCTACAACACCAGACGGAAGTGGGCAGACTAAAACCCACGAGCCTTTCCGAATGGTGATGCTCCTCATCTAGGTTTCTTGATACGGATCACCGAACATGGGACAAGGATCTGTCTACCCCCTGTTAGGAGGGTGCAGTGAAAAGCCCCATGCCGCTCTTGCATCGTGTGCTCGATGATCTGGGCACACATTGTCACACAAGCACCGTCCGTGATCTCAAAACGATCACGGATAGAGTTGAACACGAGGGGTTGTCGTTTTTGACGATAACCCTATCCGACTTTGGTAAGGACCTCGAAAAAGGTCTTGACCAAGGGAGGATCGACTCCACTCTTTTCACTGGTTTCCAGCGAAAAGGAGGTCTCCCGAGATTTCTCTCAGGTTTCCTGTGTCGTGTGTTCGACTCTGGTTCGGGCATGCTGCTCAGTGAACCTTCTCTGGCGCATATCCACGCGCTTCGTCAGATAACTCTGATGTTCGCGAAGATTGAAGTTCCTTGCACGGATGCGAGGAATTCCGACGCCATGAGGAGATACATTGAGTGTGAGCAGGAAGTTCGCAATGCCGACGCGCGACTTGATCCAGATCGGACCAGTCGTTATAATCGCATCGGTACTCTGCTTTGGGCCGATCTTCTATGTGGTGTTGATGCTAACGCATCAGCACCAGAAGGCCGGACCA